GACAGCTTTGTAGAGGGTTTCAAGAAAGGGGCCAGAGCTGCTGAAAAAGAAATAAACAAGAAATTCAAATCGGAACAGATATGAAACAGACAGCAGAAGAAGCGGCAAGGGGATATTCCAATGATTGCAGAAACAGGCAGCGTCATTGTGAACCGTACTGCATTGTTGACTTTATTTCTGGTGCCGAATGGCAGTCAAAGCAATCACCTTGGATAAGCGTTGAAGATAAACTGCCTTCTTTAAACCAAAAAGTAATAGTTTATAACGGGAAACAAATATATATATCTCATAGGACAGAAAAAGACTACGCAAAAGATGCTAATTCCTTCTTGTATGGATTGCAGACCTATAATGTTGTAGCATGGATGCCCATCCCGTCTTTCGATGAGAGATACTATACGCCAACAGGGATATGCTGGAACGAATTAAAGAGAAAGGAGATTGAATATGAGGTTTATATTAATTATACTTATGACAGCCACGATGTTATCTTGTAAAGATGACATGGAACATAGATTAAAAGGTGGAATGGTTATTACTGTTAAGGGAGATACCATAAAGTTTTATGGAGGAACGTTTACTTATAAATTATTTGGTGAAAGAGATATTAGGGGTGTTGTAATTGATGAATCAAAAGAAAAAGAAGATTAGCTATGGTAATAAAGAAGATAATTTATAAAATATCTATCTATAAGGTACTGCCACCTTATAAGAATTGGTACAGTATCATGACTAATGACGGACTAAATCGTAGTAATGTTGTAATTATTGGGAAAAAGCAATTACTGAAAGTAGCTTTAGCCTTGATTGTTATGGCTATTTTTAATAAAAGGACTACTATAGATAAATTCAAATCGGAACAGAAATGAGCCTTGGGCGGCTTTGTAAAACCCATAGAAACAATGATGAAAAAGTATATTGGAACAAAATTAGTTCAAGCCACACCAGCAATTCGCAAGGGTGGAAAAATTTATCTACCTACTGATGCTATTCCAAAAACAATGGAACCAGTAGAAGAAGGTTATAAGGTGGTGTATGAAGACGGTTATGAAAGCTGGTCACCTAAAGATGTCTTTGAAAAGGCTTATCACGTGGCTGATACCCCTCTTGACCGTATGTATATCGAATATAATGAGTTGATGGACAAACATAATAAGTTAGTACTGTTCCTTGGTCGAAAAGACGCTATTGAAATAGCAGGTGAAAATCAGGTCGCCTTAATGGAGGTTCAAAAAGTACAGATGCACGACTACATTCTTACCTTGAAAGAGCGCATTGATTTAATGAAGAAATAAATATTGCCATACGGTGGTTGAATATCTACCGTATGGCTTAATACAAGAAAAAAAGGAACTAAAAGATGATACTTACTACTGGTAAGATAGTATTCGTTACCGATCCAGATGAATCAGACTGCTATATTGAGAACTTAAGGATGGAGTACAACACAAATCTTTTACAATAGTATTTACAACCGATTATTGATCAATATTTTATAGGTGATAAGTCAGAAATATGGTTGTTGTCTTTAATTGTACATTCTAAAGGGTGAAGATTTAACGTTTTTATTGATTCTTAACTCCTTTGGAAAACCAACTTAAGCTGTTTCTTCTTTTTCAGCACAATTTGCTTTGTATATTTCACTACTATTTTTGGCTCATTGCAAAAGTATAGAATTTTTTGTTTTGATAGAAAAATCGAAATGTTTGCAGTACAGCAGAAAAAACATTATCTTTGCATCAACAATTTCCGCCACGCCTCTTTACAATGCGTACCAGGGCGGAACTTATTTTTATATACATATGATAACATACACTAAGCAGCCCATAAGTATTGCTGACCAAATAGCAATGTTGAAAAACAGGGGACTTCTGTTTGAAAAGTGAATTGCAACTTTATCTAAATAACAATGAAAAGAATCTTTTTGGCATGTATTTGCTATCTGTTGATTTTGCCTACAGGCTTATGGGCAAAACGAATCATTAAGGTGGCGTGCGTGGGCAACAGTATCACGTACGGTGCAGGTATTTCCAACCGGGAGAAAAACTCTTATCCCGCCCAGTTGCAGTATTACTTGGGCGATGATTACGAAGTCCGCAACTTCGGTTCGAACGGAGCAACGGCGCAGTCGGACGGCGATTATCCGTATGTCCGTACTGGGGTGTACGGCGAATCGAAAAACTTTCTTCCGGACATTGTCCTGATTAAATTGGGAACGAACGACACCAAGCCGCAGAACTGGAAAGACGAAAAGCATTTTATGGAAGAATATCAAACGCTTATCGATACCTACCGCTCGCTGGATTCGCATCCGCAGGTGATTCTGCTCACTCCGGTGCGTTGCTTCCTTACCGAGAAGAACACCATCAGTCCGCGCATTATCGAAGAAAAGGTACGTTTGGTAGTCGAACAGCTGGCTTACGATAACGGACTGGGTATTATTAATCTGCATAATCTGTTTGGCAACCAGTGGGATCAGGTCATTATGCCGGACCGTTTGCATCCGTCTTCTATCGGTGCGGGTGCGATGGCGCGTAAAATCGGCGATTACCTGCTGAATGCAGTTCAAAGTAAGCCGGCAGCCATTGTACCCGAAAATGCGACCTCCTTTAATTTTCACGGTTATCAGGGATACGATTTCCAGTTGGATGGGGTTCCTTACAAAGTGGTACGTCCGGCTAAAGAAGCACAGGGAAGACCCTGGATATGGCGGGCTCGTTTCTGGGGACATGAGCCACAGACCGACATCGACTTGCTGGAGCAAGGTTTCCATGTGGTATATTGCGATGTAGCCGACTTGTATGGTGCCGATAAGGCAGTAAAACGTTGGAACAAGTTTTACAAATATCTGGTGAAGAATGGTTTTCATAAAAAGACCGTACTGGAGGGCATGAGCCGTGGCGGACTGATTGTTTACAACTGGGCTGCACAGAACTCTGATAAAGTGGCTTGCATCTATGCCGATGCACCGGTCATGGACATCAAGAGTTGGCCGATGGGAAAAGGTGCTTATGCAGGTTCGGCCGAGGATGTGACACGGATGCTGGAAGCCTACGGCTTTAAGAATGAGGAACAGGCTTTGCGCTGGAAAAAGAATCCGCTGAATCATGCGGCCAAGATTGCACAGGCAGACATTCCGGTACTGCACGTAGTGGGCGATGCAGACGATATTGTTCCGGTGTCAGAGAATACAGCCCTTTTCGAAGCAGAAATGAAACGTCTCGGTGCCCCGATTACCGTGATTCACAAACCGGGTATCGGCCATCATCCGCATTCACTGAACAATCCCGAATCCATTGTACGTTTCATACTGAAAGCTACCGGCCGGTGGTCCAACAATTGTACCCATGCCGTTCCCGGAAACGAGTATCGCTCGGCTGCCGGATGGGTGGAAGGCTCGGAGTGGCATTCGGTGGCACAGGATATCGAAACCACGCTGAACGAACGTAAACTGAAACTGCTGTTGCTGGGCAATTCCATTACGCAAGGTTGGGGCGGCATGCGTAAGCTCGTCAGCTACAAACCGGGCAAGCAGGCCATGGACGACGCTTTGGGACAGGGAAACTGGGAAAGTGCCGGTATCTCGGGTGACCGTACGCAGAACTTGCTTTGGCGTGTCCGTTACGGAAACTATAACCGGTGTACTCCGGAATATGTGGTGATTGCCATCGGAATCAATAATCTGGTAGTCGGTCAGGACACAGCAGACGATACGGCTGAAGGTATCATCGCCGTTACGGAAGAGGCCTGCAGGCAGTTCCCTGATTCAAAGATTATCCTGTTGGGACTTTTCCCTTCCGGAAAGGAGCAGGGCAGTGCAGTCCGTGAACAGTGCAACCGCATTCATAAACTGCTGGGCGCGCATACCTTCGGAGCTCAGGTCAGTTACACAAATCCTACAGGCTGGTTTCTTGACGAAGATGGAACGATTCGTGACGGACTTTACAGCGGCGATTATATTCACTTCACAGACAAAGGTTATGCTTGTGTAGCCTCACATCTGATACAGTTGATGAAATAACACTAAAAGAAAAATAAGTATGAAAACCACTTTCAAGTTTGCAGGATTGTCTGCTTTATTATTCGGGCAGTCGCTTTGTCTGCTTGCACAGACAGCCTGGCATAACCCGGCGGCCGATTCGCTGTTGCCCATTCAGGGAAGAGCCTGGAATGCGGAAACCGGAAAGGCCTACCAGCGTTTGCCGCAGCGGGCCGAACAACTGGTCCGTAAACCCGTGTGGGACCTGTCGTTGCAGACAGCAGGACTCTATGTGAAGTTTTACACCAATGCTCCACAAATTCAAGTAAAGTATCAGGTTACGGGGGGATTCTCGATGCCCCACATGCCGGCAACAGGTGTCAGCGGAGTAGACCTTTACACGATGGACTGCAACGGGCAGCAATACTGGTGCGCGGCCAACTATCAGTTCGGTGATACAGTGCGCTATACGTATAACGACCTGACATACCGCAACACGCACGATAAGGGAAACGAATTCACCTTGTATCTGCCTCTGTACAACGGTGTGAAGTCTTTACAGATTGGTGTGCCCAAAGGCAGCCGCTTCGATTTCGTGCGTCCGTCGGTCGAAAAGCCTGTCGTGATATACGGAACTTCCATTGCGCAAGGGGCATGTGCTTCGCGTCCCGGTATGGCCTGGACCAATATCCTGCAGCGCAAGCTGGATATGCCGGTCGTTAATCTGGGCTTTTCGGGCAACGGACAATTGGACGAAGGTTTCTTCAAATTGCTGGCCGAAGTGGATGCGGCAATGTATGTGATAGACTGTATGCCGAATATGACGAACGACCGTGTAGGACTTATCCGTCCGCGTCTGGAAAAAGGCATCCGTATATTGCGCAGCAAAAGCAAAGCTCCCATTCTACTGGTAGAGCACGATGGCTATATGGGCTTTTACGCTTCGGATAAGAAAGGAAAGGAGTTCCGTAAGACCAATGAGTAGTTGCGTGCCGTATACGATTCGATGAAGGATGAAGCCGGAAATCTGCATTACATTACGTTTGACGAGCTGGCACTGTCTATGGACAGTCAGGTGGACGGAGTGCATGCTACCGACCTGGGTATGCAGCAGTATGCCGATGCCTATTATAAGAAAATAACCGGTATCCTTTTCCCGGAGCAGGCGACTTTATCCTTTACACCAGGCAGATAGCACCGCGATTCTTTCACATACCAGTGGACAAAGCGGCATGATGAAATTCAGAATTATAATTCAACCGTGCAGCCACAAATTGTAATGTTAGGGAACTTTATCACTCACTTTTGGGGCAGATTGCCTTACGAAAAGCGCAGAATGGCCGATGATGTATGGCAAAAGCTGTTCAGGGGTAAGTCGGTTGTGAATCTGGGTTACGGATGGGACCGGATAGAGAACGTACAGTGGCGGGTGCTGCATGGCGAACTGCTCTTCCGCTTTTTCAGTCAGGAGCCAGTCGGTGATACTTTCCATATCGACAGCCATACCGAAGAACTCGTCAACATGCTTCTTGTTGTAATAGTTCTTTCCAGCGATGCGGCAGATGGGGATACGGTTGCGTTTGGCGGTGGTATAGAGCCATGACTGCCTGACCTTATAAAGGGACATCACCTCTTCACCGGAATATAATAACAGATAAAAAATGAACAATATTAATTTGAACGAACTACGGAATCGTGCTTATAAGACCGCCTGTGAGCACGGTTTCCATGATAAAGAATTGAGTAACGAACACTGCCTTTGCCTTATCGTTGGAGAGCTTATGGAAGCTGTGGAAGCGGATAGAAAGGGAAGATTAGGAAAGAAATGTAAATCACGTTTTGAAATGGACTATAATCGCTATCCTGCATTAGTGGAAGAAGAAAAGCGATTTAAGTGTTCCTTTGAAAAAAATATAAAAGATACACTTCCAGACGAACTAAGCGATGCGGTTATACGCCTGCTTGATTTGGCTGGATTAAGAAATATATCCATTGATGATTTTCCTGAAGAAGCGATATATGGTGCATCCGAAAGTTGCGTAGGTGAAACATTTACTGAAAGCATATACGCCATATCCACATTGCCAATTCGTTATTTTTATGAATATAATTATTCTTTTGAAAGTCAGATAGGTCATATGTTATTATCAATCTTCGGGCTTGCCAAGCATATGAACATAGACCTTATATGGCATGTGGAGCAGAAGATGAGATACAATGAACTAAGACCTAAGTTGAACGGAAAAAGATATTGATTATGAAAACAATTATATTTACAATCATATGTATTATCGCCCTATTATGGGTTGGAGATTTCACAATTACATTTAAGCCGTTTTCTATATCACTTCCCGGTTGGTATAAGCCTGTAGGTATCATCCTGTTTGTGTTGGCAATGGCGGTATATAACATTGGAGAATACGCTAAAGGGTATAAGCATGGTTTCGATGATGGGATAAAGAATGTGTTGAAATACTTAAAAAGAAATGCGCTTAATGGGAAATATAGCTCTATGAAAGCTCCCAATCAGACTTTATGCCAAATTTGCGTGGCTCCAGCATTCTTGGCTTATTGAAAATCGTATTTGAGCCCCCTAAATCTTTACTTTAGCGGTAGTTCACAATTTTGTGATGAGAAAAATAGAATAGTTAGTGGTGATTCTTTGGAGTTGTCGCTAATTTTTTTTTAAGAAAATTATTCGCAAAAATGCGAATGAATAAAATTAAAATGCTATCTTTGCATTAAAGAAACAAATGAGATGGTAGTAACGTTTGATAAAGAGTATCTGAAAGAATTGTATGAGTTTGGAAAGGCGAATGATAAAAAGCATCGTTTTCAACCTGATATCGTACGTAGATATAAACGTTGTATAGATATAATAATCAGTGTCCCTGATGTAACTTCACTTTGTAAATACAATGGGCTGAGTTTTGAAAAATTATCAGGGGACAAAAAGGACTTTTGCTCTGTTAGAGTAAACAATCAATATCGTATTGAATTTACAACCACAGAGGTGCAAGGTGAAGTAGTGACTACCATCTGTAATATAATTGAATTGTCTAACCATTATAAATAGAAAGTTATGATTAAAATAGATGGCGTAGACCCTAAAATGATAGCTAATAACTTAATTCCTTTTGAACCGACACACCCGGGAGAAGTATTAAAAGATGAAATTGAATTTAGGGGTATTTCTCAAAAGAAACTTGCTAAAGAGATGGGTGTGTCTTATACTGTATTAAATGAAATTCTGAATGCAAAGCGTTCACTAAATACAAAATATGCTATGCTCCTAGAAGCCGCGTTAGATTTAGATGCGGAACCTTTGCTCAAAATGCAAACATCTTATAATTTGCAAATGGCAAAAAAAGACAACAGGTTTATGGAGAGAATTAATAAGGTGCGTAAGATTGCAGCGTTATTATGATTGATGTTAGAGAATTAAGGATTGGTAATTATGTACACTTTTTAAGAGTTTTATTATAATTTAGGCGTGATTCCATTTGGTTTCACGCCTTTTTGTACCATTCTCTAAAGTTTTTTCAAATACTTTACAGTAACTTTCTAAAGTTTACTTATATTTCTTCATCTCCGGCAAATGTTTCCTTATGTCACTAATACGTGTTGCGTCACTCGGATGCGTACTCATGATCTCTGGCACTGAACCCGATCCGCCCGCCGACATCTTCTGCCAGAATGTGACGGCCACATTCGGATTATAACCAGCCATCGTCATAAGAATAAGCCCCATATAGTCAGCCTCGGTTTCATGTTTGCGTGAGAATGGAAGCATCACACCGTATTGTGCCCCAAGACCATAGACTATATTCCCGGCTTTCTGTATGGCGGCGGATTTTCCACTGAGAGCCTCCCCCAAAATTTTCGCTCCGTATTGTGCAACCAGCTGCTGACTCATACGCTCATTGCTATGCTTGGCCACAGCGTGCGCCACTTCATGTCCGATAACTACAGCCAGTTCGTCATCAGAGGAAACCAGATTCATCAGTCCCTCATACACAACGATTTTGCCTCCCGGCATACAGAAAGCGTTCACCTGATTATCCTTAACCAGATTGAATTCCCATGAGAAGTTCCTCACCTCACCGGACATTCCATTATTTTCCAAGTATTGTTCCGTGGCAGCGGCTATTTTCTTTCCGACACGTGTCACCATCGCTTTCTTTGTCGCGTTACTTGATATCGGTGCCGACTTGATATATTCCGAATACTGGGTCAGACTTGATGAAAGCACTTCGGAGTCGGATACAAGCAGCATCTGTTTCCTGCCTGTCAAAGGAACACTTCCACAACCGTATAACAGAAGCACGGTTGCAAATAAAGTCACAATTTTTTTCATGCACCTATAATTTTAAAAGTATGAACAAAGTTAACGATTATTTTCTAATTGTGATAAGTCGATATATGAAAAAGCATTGCACATATCATTGGACGGTATTCATACAAAGCGCGACTGAAATGAACATGTCAATATCCAACTTTAAGTTAAATCAAGTTTAACTTGCTGTTAATCAGATGATTATATTTGCACACATCACTAATAATCAGTATCTTAGCTATATAAAAGAAACCAATATTACTAACAATTAAAACATAGAAGATATGAAAGTAACAGATATTAAAATGTACATCAGTACATTGTCTATTATCAAAAAAGGTCAAGAAATTGAATGTGGTGACTTTTTAGGTGGTAGAAAGTAAATGCCAGTCAAGAAGATGCCTTGAATAGCATGAAAAATGCTGTATATATGTATTTGTTTGCATCTATCATGAAGAAGGATAAAGGTTACAAAACAATGGCATTCACAATAACCGCTTGCAATTCTGCTATTTATGATAACAGCATGAAGACAGAGGTTGTATGTAAGGTTGGTTATAAAGAAATGATACAGCTTATCAAAGATGGGTATAGAAGTCCACTATTTGATACTCGCAAGCTGAAATCATTGGTAGATATGAGACTTAAAGAGCTAAAGATAGCATAATAACCAGCAGGGCGAAAGCCCTGCGCAACAAAAAAGAATATGACCAAGAAAGAATTAATTGCAGCACTTGCAAATGTAAATGATGACGCGGTGGTATTGTTTGGCACGAAAGAAATTCAGTTTTTCGGTGCATTTGCTACACAGGTATATATTAACTGGGATAGTAATGAGGTTCTTATAGCCAATAAGCACACAGATGCCACAACACCAGTTTACTGCGAGTTATTACATGAGGATAAAACGCATTAACATAAATCGGCAGGGCGAAAGCCCTGCGCAATATAGAAGAATATGAAACGGTATTATTTAGAGCTTAACGGTGTATTTGTGAAAGATTCTAATTCTCTTAAAATCATAACAAGACATTATGAAAATTACCGTAAAAAGTATAAAGACGGTTTAATAGGTGTCTATGACAAACAAACAGGTGAATATATATTTTGATTATTTTAAGTCCTAATCCGGTAGCCTTCGGGCTACCACAATATACACGATTATGAAAACAATGGCTTTTTATGTAAATGGTGACGAAATGGTACAAGTTAATTTTGAATCATCTAAAACAGAATGCTTGTTACTTATTATCAATAGACTGTGTAGATATGCTGCACGCTTTGGATATAATGTTCAAATAGAAATTAGAAATTGATTATGAAAGCAGATTTAGTTTTAGTTATCAGCCCTGAAGCCCCACTGATGAAGCAACTGGGCAAAGTGTTAGGTAAGATGGTAACCCCTTATGACTTCTCTACTATAGAGAGGGGTGAAAAGTACATCACCATACAGCATGATGAAACAGGGCTTGTAGTGGCTTATACAAGTGAAGAAAGATTGAATGTGAAACATTAAATATAGATTATTATGGGTGAAATAGCAGATAGTTTAATTAACGGTGAATTTGATTTTATTACAGGGGAATATATAGGTGAAGCGGTTGGCTATCCAAGAACGCTTGCTTATGGCAGACATGAATACATGCCACCAGTTGAAAAGAAGCCTACCAACAAGGCGAATGTCTGTATAACTAACATATGTAAGGACAGAGGTTTCAGTAACCGTGAAAAGATTGAATTAGTAGCCAAATTCTTGTATAGCAAAGGTTATAAACAATTGCCTAACCTATCCCATCAGTATAAAATCATTCACAGCCAGTACAAGAATGATTTTAAAAAGTTTTTGGTTGAACAAGTAAAGCAAAGAAAGGATGAATAATATCTTCACAATATGCTATTCAGAAGAAGAAGCAAATGAAATAGGCCACTTCATTTTGAGTAGAGGATACGAGGGTGTTCAAAATGATAGCTATAGATATTGCCGTGAAGCGATTTGGTGGGCTTTCAAACAAGCTAAAAGGCATCATTTAAATTGCATCTACGTTGGCGTTGCAGGTTGCCAAATGACTGTATCAAAATCAAAGCGAGGTCTTAGACGAAACGGTCTTAAATACATAGAGAAAAGGCGAATGTTTTACAAATTACTAAGTAAGTATTGATAAATGATTATGAACTCAATTAACGACGAAAGAGGTTGCAGCGTATGCCAACCCGGTAAAGAGAATTACACTACCTACACAACGAAGTTAGGCAGAAAGAGAGTGAGAATGTACCAGTACGATTACCGTACTGAAAGTGGTGAACTCTTTGCTTGTTGTGCGCCTACCTTAGAGGCGTGTAGAGAAAGACGGGACAAATGGCTTACTGGAAGCACAAGTGAAGACAAGAGATGCTCTTATTAATGAATTGAAGGAAGGAGGTAAGCAATGACGCAGAAACAAGCATTGAAGTCGTTAGAGGATTACTGCAAGGTAAACAATATGCACCTAACAAGTTCCTCATTTACCAGAAACGCTTATGCAATTGTGGCGCATGACACAAACCAAACCTGGAACCGAATATTTGAAAATGGAATACCATGCCACCGTTTAAGCGGCTATCATACGCCAAAAGAGCTTTTGATATGGCTTGACGGCTATCACGCCGGGATACAGAAAGGAGGTAAGAAATGGGGATGATTAAATTTAGAGGTGTAAATATCTTTGGCAATGAATGGTTGTATGGGAATCTTGTTAAGATAGAAGAAAACAGATATTCCATATTGCCCGAAATAAATGATATGCCGACATGCAAGTGTATAGCTGATTATGATGTAAATCATAATACCATTGGTCGATTCACTGGTTTGTTCGATAAAAACGGGAAAGAAATCTATGAGCGTGATTACATTTCCATAATCTACAAGTATGAAGGCATCGCAAATGGATGCGCTATCCCCGATCATGATTGTATTTGTTATGGAGAAGTGGTTTACATGGATGGCTTCGCTTGCTTTGGCTTGCGTCTGCATAAAGCGGAATACCCAATAAGCCAAGAATTAAAAGAGTGCCAGTACCTTACTGTCCCTCTGCTTCAGTTTGATCTGGAATGTGATAGTATTGAGGTATTTGGAAATGTGTTTGATAATCCTGAATTGCTAAAATGAATAGAATATGGGAAATAAAGTAGTAGCATTTATAAGATCAAACGAATGGTTTAAGTCCACTATGGTAGAGCATGGCACACATAATGGATATGTAGCTGTCCCTTCTATGAACAAATATCATGGAATGTCTTATTTGGATATTAATGATATAGACGTTCATGGCGGTATAACATTTTCAGAACCGGCAATAAGCGGTGAAGAATCTATCGGAAGCAAAAGGAAAATTAATCCAAGGTATGTCGGAAAAAGAAATCCCATATTGGATAATGCTGAGTTTATCACCGACAACACAGAAATAGGTAATGATTGGTGGATATTCGGATTTGATACATTCCATTATGGAGATGATAAATATAATTGGGATAAACAAGCTGTCATACAAGAGACAATGAACTTGATGGAACAAATAGAAAAATAAGCAATATGAAGTACAGAATCAAAATAATAGAAACCCTTTCTAAAGTGGTAGAGGTGGAAGCGGATGATTATGATTCCGCTTTCGAGAAAGTTGAGGAAATGGTTAACTGCGAAGAAGTAGTTCTTACAGCAGATGATTTTGAAGGTCGTGAATTTTATCCGGTAGAAGATTATGAAAAGTAATAAAGAATACAAAGTAAAAGTCCAGTTTGTCTTAGAAGGAGAAGTAACTGTCAATGCTTGCAGCAAAGATGAAGCGAAAGAATTGGTTGAAGAAAGTTTTGGTCTTGTCGTTGGTGGTAATTTGCACTCTATGGATTCAAGAATAATCGATTGGGATTTCCCCGTTCATCCTGAAATGATTGTGAAGTAAATCAGTATGGCAAAAGTATATGAAAACAAGAAAGGATTCAAGGTCATACAAGCCACTCGTGGCGAAATGATATGCGCGCTCAGTGAATATGGATGTGTCGGAATTTGCGACAGCTGTGGTTCCAGTAATTGCCAAGATGGATTCTACATCGCAGTCCTTAATCGCTGGTATTGTTCTGATTGCTTCCATAAGTGGTATGCCAGAGCTAAACGCTATGCTTCCGATGAATATGTTGAAAACAAGAATTTTGAATTGTATAAGGCTGTTTTAGGGATCTATTAGTTGTTTATGATGGTAATTTAATTTATAACATTTTGATATCAAATATATTATACATTCACATCTAAATATCAGGATATGAGAACGAAAACAGAAAAAGCAATCAATTTATTCGAGTCCGGGTGCCTGAAAGAAGCGTTATCCATCTTCCGCACCTTCCGCATCGGATTCACCAAAGAAGAACGCAGAACACTGCAAATTGCAAGTGAAAGTCTTGCCGGAAATGAGAACTTCTACCAACAGATAGGAATCGACACAGATTCCATGATAAGCAAATCGGTTGAAATAATCACAGAAAAGTATTTGAGCAATGAAAAAGTTCAGTGTAAAATAGGGCGTAAAGCTTGTTACATTATAACTAATTAGTTATATTTGCATCATGGAATCAATAGAAACTAAAACCACTGATATAAGAACCATATACAAGACAGAGGAATTTGAAGAGTTCTACAATGATCTAAATGCAAGGGTAAAGGATAAGTTCGAGTATACATTTGAACTTGTACAAACGGTGTATGCCTTGCCTGTAAAGTATATAAAGCATTTGGATGGAACAGACTTATATGAAATGCGTGTGTCAGTCGGCTCTAATGAGTACAGAACTGTGTTATTTGCAATTGACAACAGCAATGTCATTTTAGCAACAAAAATAATCCTGCTTAACGGATTTTTAAAGAAATCTACAAAGGATTACGATAAGCAAATAGCCAAAGCAATACGAATTTTAAAAGATTTAGCATTATGATACAGTTAGATGAAAAGAAATTGGCAAGACTCAGAACAACCAACCAGCAACTTAATGAGAAATATGGGGAACATGGTACAGATACTCGTGAGAAGTTCAATGAGAAGTCGATGGCATGGTATTATGGTGATATACTTCGTGAACGCCGCAAGGAGCTAAAATTGACCCAGAAGCAGTTGGCGCAGAAAATTGGTAAGGAGCAAAGTTATATCGCCCGTGTGGAAAAAGGGGAAGTAGATATCCAGTTATCAAGTTTTTTCCGCATTGCGCGTGCGTTGGGTATCGAGTTTACGCCTACATTTGTTTGAAGTTAATTTTATATTCATAGAACATTTGCTTGCATTAAGGCAGAATGGAGAAGTCCGTTCTGCCTTTTTCGTTTCTGCAAGTAAAAGTTAAATCTTTGTCTTTCAGTATTTTATGATGAAAATAAAAGATATAAACCATTGTAAATCAATTATTTATTTGTATCTTTACAATATCAAAATAACACCTATTAATAACAAGTAAAAGTAAAGAGCAATGAAAACAGAAGAACTTATCAGATACTACAAAGCAAACATTGAAGCTATTGAAAAAGGATTGAACAACGACTCTCTTTCAGCAGATAAAAAATTCAGATTGGGATATACACAACAAGCGTTGGACGGATATAAGTCTGCTTTACAAGAACTTCTTGGAAATAATAACGACTAATAATAGAAGAGAGCAAATGAGCAAAGTAACAGAACTAACAAAAGAGTTTCAAAGAGTGATGTATTCCACTACATATTCATTTGAGATTGATACCGAAGATTATGTTTTCGGATTCAAAAACACAATAAAGAAGCGTACAAAAAGTTTAGCCAAGGCAAGCAAGCTAAAAGTGAAGTTAACCAATGATTGTGGTCGGTTCTTGTCAGAAACGGTGAGAGTTGTTGCTGTACGCTTCTACAAGAATGGAGAGCTTACCAAAAAATTGAAAGCAGAAGAGATATCTGCAAAGTATAACGGATAAATCATAGAGCTATGAATACTTATCATAAATTCTGTCCAAATGTATTTTTGGCAAAGTGCGATGAAAAGCACGAAAAAGGAGAAGTTATTGAGGTTACAACCAAGTATGGCAAAGAGAATGAAAGCATAGTTTTTAATCTGATTTTCGAGAAAGATGGTTTCTATTATTACTCTATCGTTCGGGCTGACGGATTTAATGTACAGGAATGGGCGAAGCAAAGAGCGAAACGCAGGCATGATTGGGCATCATTGGCTGCACAAAAAAGTAATGAGTATTTCAATCGCTCGAACAAAGATAGAGATTTCCTTTCCTTAGGCGAACCAATCAAAGTCGGACATCATAGTGAAAAGCGGCACAGGAAGATGATAGAAGATTCCTGGAACAATATGGGCAAAAGTGCTGAGCTCAGCGACAAGGCTGCCGAACATGAAAGAGTAGCCAAGTATTGGGAAAAACGTGCTGAAACGATCAATCTTTCAATGCCTGAAAGTATCGATTTCTACGAACATAAGCTGGAACAAGCTAAAGAATTCCATGAAGGTGTGAAGTCCGGCAAATACCCACGAGAACACGCCTACACTCTTACTTATGCCAAGAAAGCCGTAAATGAGGCACAGAAGAATTATGAACTTGCACTAAAGTTGTGGGGAGATGAAGAATAAAGTATACGTTTTGTTTCAAACTGATATTTGGAAAACAAAATCAAGTAGAGTGTGTTTCGGTGTATTTCTTTATGAAAATGCTGCTATTGATGCTGCCAAAGAAAATGGTTTATATACCAATGAAAGTGAAGTTGATATTATAGAATGTGAACTTGGAAAATTTGAGGAATTATGAAAACGATAGTAAAAGTCTATCTGAAAGACGAGCATGGCAATAAAGACTGGTTCGTTACCCCCATTAACCTCCCGGAACAAGAAGCGCACGAAAACTATATAGGTAAACGCTTCAATATAGGAATAGATACAGACCATATGATGAAATGTTGGAAGGTTGAGACCTTGAGAGTAGAAAAATAGTATTTTTGTTCAGTTTTATTTGAAAGACAAATAAAATGTTGTATTTTTGAGGCAGAAATAAGAGAAAACAGCTAAATTGAAGGAATGACAGAAATGGGATTGTTAAGTAGCCGCCTGTCAGCGGTGAAAAAGGATGGACGTAAACAGTCTGACAGCGTGGAATATCATCCGATTGCAAGTTCAAGTCTTGCTTCCTTCAATTAGCTAACAAGGGAATTTAGCAAAGTTGGTCTATGCGTCGGACTGAAAATCCGAAGAACAAGGTTCGAATCCTTGAGTTCCCGCAACCCTTAGTAGTAGTCAAGCGAAAACAAGGACAAAAAGGCTTATGTAATTTACGGGGTGATGGAAATTGCCATCTGACACGACTGAAAGAAGCCGAAAAATTGCATGAGTGCTCTTGCGAGTAGCTTGAAAAATGATTGAGTTTGTGTTTAAGCCTGTCGGGAATATGCCCGGCAGGCATTTACGCAGAAAATGTATGAAGTTGTACATAACCTGGAAAATATGGAAGTAACAATAAGGCCTCAAAGAATATCCGACGCAGAACATAGCTGGAGGATGCGTAAGGATAAGGATATATGGAAGTACGCTATTTGCGAAAGCCCCTACTCTCCCCTATCCCTTGAATCAGAAAACAACTTTTATAGAGAACAGTCAGAAAGTGATGAGTGTATACGCTTTGCTGTTCTGGCAGACGGCATATATGTCGGCAATGTTTTCATAGATAGAATAGATGAATCAGCATACGGATTTGGAGAACTTCACACTCATATCCTTAACAAAGCCTTTTGGGGTAAAGGCATAGGCTATGAATGTAACCGGCTTATCCTTGAATATGCTTTCCGCATCGCTAAAATGAATGGGGTTTACCAATATATCAATCCCTGTAATACCGCTGCATGGAAGAATGCCCTGAAACTCGGATTTAATGATATCGGTACTTCCTCTGTCAGGTCTAACGTACATATATTCATTATAAAAAAAGAGCAATGGATAAAAGAATAGAAATTATAGAACTGCCTGTGTCCGAACTTAAGACAGAGTTTGGGAATCCCCGTAAACCATTAAAGAAGAAGGCCAAGGAGAAGCTGAAGGAGTCACTTGACAACCTTGGCGATTTCGGCGTTATCGTCATTGACGAACACAACAATATCATATCCGGACACCAACGTGTTTCCATTCTTATGGAGAATCCTGACACTCAAGTTTTGTGCAAACGCCTTATTGGTTACAGTGAATCAGAATTAAAGGCTATTAATATCAAAGCGAACACCCATGCCGGCGAATGGGATATGGACAAGCTGGCTGAATGGACCGCAGACTTGAAAATCGATTTAAGCCTTGACCTTGAAAATCTGAATGTCAAAGAAACAAAGATCAAGGATATGGAACTGATACGCTATGAAAAATACGATTATGTGATGATTGTATGTCGTAACGAGATAGACCATCTGAATCTGACCCGTGCTCTTGGAATTGACGACAAGAAAGTTCTTGTATCCAGAAACGCCACCAGAGAGCGTAAGATTAAAGCACGTGCCGTATGGTACGATGATATAAAAGCCCAGATTATGCCTAAAAAAGAAAAAGAACAATGAAAAATTTCAATGTACTGCTTACGTGCTGCTCCATCCACGTAAAAGAAATGATAGATTGTTTGAAAAACAATGAAGACGGAGTTGATATAAAAGTATATGTCGCAAATTCCGTTGCGGCCAACCTCCCGCCTGCTGAACTGTCAGACGGTAATTTTGTGGTTCCGCCCATTTCTGCTCCAAATTATGTTGAAACACTCATATCCTTATGCAAGGAATATGATGTTTCAATCATCATGCCTACAGCGACATTGGAGTTGGAAATAATGGCTCGCGCTAAAGATAAGTTTGAGCAGAACGGTATTCTTGTATCTGTTTCTTCTATTGACAGTCTTCTGGTTGCCAACAATAAGATTGCTCTTTATAGTTGTTATGCCGGCTTAATGCCCAAACAGATCATTCCTGAGAGTGTTTCCGATGTGGATGCTTTCGCCTCTATGTTCAAGTACAAAAACAGCTCTATCTGTTGTAAAGTGGACAGTCTGTGCGGCGGTAAAGGCTTCGCCGTTGTGGATGACAAGAAGTGCAATGACACCTCTCTATTCAACAAGTTCGGAGAAAACAGATACATATCCTTGCTTGATTTGAAATCCATCGTTGACAATGGTAAAAATAAGGTTATCCTTCAGCAGAGAATCGAAGGACTGGATTACACCGTTAGTGCGCTTGCAGACAAAGGAGTAGTTACTCATATCTGCGGTTATGTTGGCTACATGATGGCTTTCGGCTCCATTATGTATGGAGAAATCCAGTCCAACGACATGGCGTATGATATTGTCAGCAAGATTGTGAGAGAACTTGAACTTGATGGTAATGTGGCTTTTGACTTCATTCTGAAGAAGGGCGGCAAGGTGGTACTGCTTGAAATAAACCCGCGTATCAATGCCTCTCTCCCGTTTGTACGTCATGCAGGTTGCAATATGGTTTATTTGCGATGCAAACAATTACTTGGTTATGAAATTCCATCCACATATGAACTAAATTATGGATTAAAGATGAAAAAGTTCTATGACACCCGGTATTACGTTTAACATATACGTCATGTCATATCAGCGACCTCATAAAATAATGACTAAGAATTGCCTTGAATACTGTACTTATGTCGTTAGGGAAGAAGAAGCTGATGCTTATAGAAATGCCGGCATAGATGATATGCTTGTCATTCCTAAGGATGCCACGCTTGAATGTGGCGGCAAGGTACATAGTTTCATGTCAACGCTATATTGGATAATTGAAAACACACCGGAGGATGTGATATTTGTTGCCGATGATGATATAAAGCGTTTCTGTTATCGACTTGACAATTATACTGCCATCACAGCAGAAAACTACCCTGACTGGAAAGAACGCACATGTGATGAAATACTCCGTATCGGCCAGCTACTTTACGATTTAAATCTTGGGCTTGCTTTTGATAATCCACAAATGGCTTTGTATGTGTATGACAAGGAATTTTGTTTTAAGGGAATGCCCGGTCATGTAAGATGGATAAACAAGAAAGCACTCAAGGCCAGATATGATCTGAAAGACCCGGCGATATCCGATGTTGATATGATGTTACAGGAACTGCTTATGAACAGAGTTGTACTCCTGCCTAAATATTTTCACAGCTACGGTATCCAAGCTTCCAATGAAGGAGGAACCACCATTGATTCCAGAAAGAACTACGAATATAGATGTGCAATGAAAAATAAATGGGGAAAGTATTATGAATTTGACTTTAGAAAAAATACAGCAAAGATTAATGTCAAGCGATGATTTGAAAACACCTCTATACATTGCAGACAAAAATGACTTCAAACGGAATATCACCGATTTTGTAGCCGCTTTCAGAAAATACTACCCAAACTATAATATCGGGTACAGTTTCAAGACGAATTACTGCAAAGAATTCATCAATGTGGTAAAAGAAATTGGTGGATATGCAGAAGTTGTTTCTCCCAAAGAGTATCAGCTTGCACGGAACTATGGATTTGATGACAGCCGGATTATATACAATGGAGTTATCCCTGATTTGGGCAATAAGATACGATGTGCTAATCATGGTGGAATAGTGAACGTTGATAATGTAGGTGAGCTTGGTTCACTTATCGGAATATACACCTCACCGCTTGCAATTGGAGTGCGTCTAAATTTTGATATTGGGAATGGCATAGTTTCAAGATTTGGAATTGATGTTGATAGCAAAAGTTATCAAGAAATCATAGAACTACAACGAAGAGGATTGATAAAAGTCAAATGTGTTCATTGTCATATTTCTTATGCTCGTGGACTGTCGTATTTCAAGAAGCGTGCCGAAATGATGGCTCGATATGCAAAAGAACTTAGAGCCAATATAGTTGATATTGGCGGCAACATGTTCGGTCGCATGGATGACAGTTTAAAAGCTCAATATGGAGAATATATACCATTGTATGAGGAGTATGCCAAAACTATTGGTGAAGTCTTTGCAAGAGAGTTCCCTGATGGAGAAGTGCAGCTTATCACCGAGAATGGCACACCGATAGTTTCCACTTCCATGTCTCTACTTGCAACCATTATCGGCAAGAAAGTTATCAGAGGAAAAACAATGCTCGTTGTGGATTGCAAGCGTGATGATGTCGGTTTTGTCTGCCATACGAAAAATCCACCTTGCAATGTGCTTTCAAACGATAGCGATTACGTCGAACACGCTACCATTTACGGATGTACCTGTATTGAGAATGATATTATCCATCGTGATTATTCCGGTCCAACTAATATTGGTGATAAGATTCTTATTTCTAATGTTGGAGCTTATGGTTGTAATGTTGCCAATGACTTTATAACACATAAACCAAAATGTATTTGCATTGATGATATATAAGCCGTTAATCATTGTTTAACTCATTGTTAATCAGATATTTAAATTTTAATATCTCACTATAAATCAGTATCTTAGCATTATAAAAGAAAAGCAAAGTAATAATTTAAAATAAGAGATAGACAATGAAAGCAACAAAGTACATTAATTCAAAAGGTTTGCCAAAAGGTGCATTTATTTACAAAATAAAGAAAGATGGAACGAAATCTGCTCGCCCTACATTTCATCAGTTTTGTGGAACTGAAAAAACGGCAGAGGAAATGATAGCAAGATTGATTAAATTGAATCCAAATTCAAAATTTGAAATCGCATAATAGATTGAGATATGGCAAATGCACTATACACAAAAAACGGTCACAATATGTTTGAGGTTTCATCCCTCATTCAGAAGGCAATACGCAGGAGCAACAAAGACTATGCCTGCTATGCTGCTAACGAGTTGGCACCACGATTTAGAAAATATCTGTGGAAGCGATTACTCTGTGTTTCAGCAGAGGATTGTTATGACCTTGTTACGAATAAGATTGTAGCACTCAAACAGGCTGATGACGCACAAAGCTGGCAGGACAAATCACCTCTATTCATTGAAAAGGCTCTCGGCATTCTTCTTGCCACAAGAAAGAATCGTGATGCTGATTATTTCGCCTGTAACCTGCTTAATTCAAGAGACAGGATAGAATTGCCAAAGGATGAATATGTCGGAAGTAATGCCGGATGTTACACCAAAAATGGGCATGACATGTTTTTAGTTGCCGGATTATTGGAACGTGCCATAATCGGCAAAGACGATATCAGAGCCGGTTATCTGGCCAATGAGTTAATGGTAAGGTATCGGGAGTTCCTTTGGAAACGGCTTATTATGATAGCAGGTAATCTCAACTATCAGGCTATTACCACTGAAATTGTCGCATTGAAGAAAGCAGACGATATGCAACCCGGTAGTTCACCTAAATCATCCATTTTCGTAGCAAAGGCTGTTACCGTACTTCTGAAAGTTGTAAAATACGGATATTGCGGTTTCTATGCAAATGATTTCCCTTATCCTGTCACATGTTTGAAAGACTATGACAACAGATACATGTCAATACCTGATTATGTATTTGACTGCCATACCCATAAAGGGAAGCAAAGAGGAAAGACCAAAAAAGAATTTATCATTGCCGAACAATCCGCATTAACCCCTTACAAAGAAGGTGAATACGACCAATGTGGTTGGGACAGATTTTTCTATCTGGAGAAGAACGGATTCTATGACAAGGATCATATAACTCCGAGGCCGGATGAGAAAAAAATGAAAGAGATTGAGGACGGATGCGTACAGCAGTCCTTGTTTGATTGAATGTTTTAATTGATAACTAGTGTATATCCGATGCGTCTTTGGTGAAAAGCCGAAGACGTATCGGCATGTAAAGTTATAAAATTATGGGAAAGAAGGAAAGACAAGAATTGTTTTTGAAACATTTCCGTGAAAGTCATGGAATTGTTTCGTATGCCTGCCAGAAAGTAGGTATAACGAGAGCCTGTTATTACAAATGGCGGGACAGTGACCTTAAGTTCAAGGAACGTGCTGAGGAAGTAGAAGAAGAAACCATTGATGTAGTCGAATCTAAATTGCTTTCCGCAATCAATAATGATGATTTAACTGCGATAATCTTTTATCTGAAAACAAAGGGTAAGAAACGTGGTTATGTTGAGCGTGTCGAGCAGGATGTCAATGTCAATCCATTCGAAAGTTTGATAAAAGAATTGCCGGACAAAATAGAAGAATAATGGATCTGAGCGATAAGGCAGCCTTGTATATGCAGGCGTGGAGAGACGATTGGTGCAAGTTCTGTTCCGATGTGCTGAAAGCGCGTTTGGATAAAGAACAGCAGGATATTATTCACTCGGTTCAATACAACCGAATGACCGCTGTAGCCTCCGGAACTGCCCGTGGCAAGGATTTCTGTGCCGCTTGTGCCGCTATGTGCTTTATGTATCTTACTCCACGCTGGGTTAACGGAAGATTGGTAAAGAATACCAAAATTGCAATGACAGCTCCGTCCGGTCGCCAAGTAAAAGATATTATGATACCGGAAGTTTCCAGGCTATTCCGGAATGCTGGTTTCCTGCCTGGACGTTTATTGTCTTCAGGAATCAGAACCAACTACGAAGAATGGTTTCTAACGGGGTTCAAGAGTTCTGATGACAATATGGAAGCATGGTCTGGATTCCATGCCGTAAACACATTGTTTGTTGTTACGGAAGCCTCCGGTATATCAGAAGTTATCTACAATGCCATCGAAGGTAATTTGCAGGGAAATTCCCGTTTGCTAATAGTGTTCAACCCTAACGTGACCACAGGATATGCTGCACGTGCCATGAAGTCTGACCGTTTTGCCAAATTCAGGTTAAGTTCCCTTAATGCTGAGAATGTTGTAAGCAAGAAAATAGTTATTCCTGGTCAAGTTGATTATGAATGGGTGAAAGACAAAGTGGAAAACTGGTGCTCACCTATCCAGCAAGCTGACTTCAACGAAGGTGAAGGGGACTTCAAATGGGAAGACGGTCTATATCGGCCGAATGACTTGTTCCGTGTGAAAGTGCTCGGTATGTTCCCTAAAGTGGCGGAAGATGTGCTTATCCCCTACGAATGGATTGAAATCGCCAACGAGAATTGGAGGAAACTGCAAGAAGATGATTTTGTTCCAAAGAAAAGCTGCAAGATTGGTGTCGATGTTGCCGGCATGGGACGTGATGACAGTGTGCTGTGTCTAAGATATGGCAACTATGTCAGTGAGTTTGAAGCGCACCAGTCTGCTGGAACGGCAGACCACATGCACGTAGCCGGAATGATAACCAGATATCTTGACAAGAAGGGTGCGAAAGCATTTATTGATACTATCGGCGAAGGAGCAGGAGTGTTATCTCGGTTGCAGGAACTTGGGTACCCAAATGTGTATTCTTGTAAGTTCTCCGAGAGTGCACGTGGGCTGCATGATATAACAGGCGAATACACCTTCGCCAACATGAGGGCTTATCTGTTTTGGGCGGTACGTGACTGGCTTAATCCCAAAAATGGGTTTGGTGCCGCTCTCCCACCCTGTGATAAACTTATGGAAGAAGCAACGGAAACACATTGGGGATTTATGAGTAATGGCAGTATCATCATAGAAAAGAAAGAGGAGATTAAAAAACGTATCAAACGTTCTCCTGACTGGTTCGATTCCCTCGCCAATACATTCTTTCCGTGGGATTACTTGGCTGTCAGTGATGAGGATATTCTACGAAATATGTTGTGAGTTGCATAAATTGAAATACAGGAATTATGAAACAGCAAGATTTAAACCGTATGGCAATATTCTTAGGGCATAAATTGCCCATTCCGCAGGAAGAACATATTGCCGATACTATCAATAAGATAGAAGCGATATTGCAGAAAAAGAAAATAAACAAGTTTGTTAATGCTTCTGCCAAAGAAGGATATACTAAAGCATTGGAAATTCTTAAAAATAATGATGTCACTTTTAACAGATATGATGAGCTGAAAACTATACAGTCAAAATCCATAGCTGCCATCACCGTAGATTATTTGAGAGGAAAATGTGCACAAGAAATCCTTTGCAATATTCCTCTGAAATAGTTTTATTTTATTTGTTTTTCAAATAAAATGATTATATTTGCGACATAGCATTTGGTGCTAACGTGCTCCTTCACGTTACCGGGTAGTGCGTATTGTATTATCCGGTTTCTTTTTGGAGCAGTATTATGTGTAACTAACCACCGTATGAAGGAGTACGGAACTACATTATGAACACAATTAAAATTTTTGAGAATGAGCAATTCGGAAAGGTAAGAATTGCGATGAGTGAGAATAACGAACCTTTCTTTTGCTTAGCAGATGTATGCCAGATTTTGGATTTGATTCCCAGTAAGGTAGCGCAAAGATTAGATAAGGATGTACTTTCAAAGTATCCCCTTGAAACAGCCGGTGGAATCCAACAGGCAAATTTTGTTGATGAGGATGGTTTGTATGATACAATATTGGATAGTCGTAAGCCTGAAGCTAAAAAGTTCCGCAAATGGGTAACAAGCGAAGTGTTGCCACGTATCCGTAAGACAGGTGGCTACATCGCTACCAAAATGGACGACACTCCAGAAGAAATCATGGCACGTGCGCTTATTGTGGCACAAGAAACACTGAAACGAAAAGAACAGCGTCTTATAGAGGCTGAGCGGAAGATCCAAAAAGATGCTCCTAAAGTCCTTTTTGCTGATGCTGTCTCAACTTCACATCGCTCTTGTTTAATTGCTGAACTGGCTAAAATATTACAACAAAATGGGGTGAATATCGGTCAGAACCGTTTGTTTAGCTGGATGCGCGAGAATGGTTATCTTTGTCAAAAAGGTGACTACTGCAATCAGCCGACGCAGAAATCTATGAAATTGGGACTTTTTGAGCTGAAGCAAACCACCATCAACAAGCCGGATGGTACCATGCTTGTCACGACCATGACCAAAGTAACCGGCAAAGGACAAGTATATTTCGTGAATAAATTCCTATCCAAATAAAAAACAAGCGGTGCGAAGCTGCACCACACAACAGTATAACAATGGACGAAATTACCACAATCCTTGACAGTACAAGACCTGTTTCTGACATTATCAGTGATTTGAAAGAAAAATCAGTGGATGTGCCGGAATGGAGCAAGTCGCTGAAAGATTACGATCCCTCCAGACATAAAATCGTGACTGACAAACTGACCCGTAAGGACAAAATAAGATCTGATGGAAGAGTCGAGCCGGCTTCGCGTATTCATCTTGGTCTGGAGAAACTGCTTGTGAAACGTATTACGGAATTCGCTTTCGCTATTCCCGTCAGACGTGTCTACCATAATACGGAAGAAAATAAAAAACGCCAGCAGATAACCAAAGCTATTGAAGCAATCTATAAATATGCCCGTATAGATTCCGAAAACATCAAACGTGGCAATGCCTATTTCGCATCCTGTGAAATTTTCACCATCTGGTATGTGGTAGAGAGACCCAACACACTATACGGATTCAACAGCAAGTATAAGCTGAAATGCAAGACATACTCGCCGATGGACGGGGTTAGATTATATCCCTTGTTTGACGAGTGGGGAGACATGATCGCCATGTCCTTCGAATATAAGAAGAAGATAAAGGATAAGGAGTTCACTTTCTTTGAGACATATACCGCTGACCGTCATTACAAGTGGAAACAACAGGGGGAAGCCAGCTGGATTGCTGTTACAGATCCCGAAAGGATTATCCTCAAAAAGATTCCCGGAGTTTATGCATACCGCCCCGCTCCTATTTTTCATGGACTAGAGCATATCCGTGAGGAAATTGAATACACGCTCTCCCGTAACTCAGACGTGATAGCCTACAATTCCGCCCCCTTACTGAAAGTGACAGGCGAACTTGTCGGTGACGAGGACAAGGGAGAGGCCCGCAGATTGTTCCGTCTAAAGAATGGCGGTGACATAGCTTATGTTTCATGGACCCAGGCCATAGAAGCTCTGAAATATCATGTGGATACATTGCTCAAGCTTTTCTTCATGCAGGCCCAGATGCCAGACCTATCTTTCGAAAACATGAAAAGTCTTGGTAACATAGGTTTTGATGCCAGACAAATGATATTGTCTGACGCCCATCTGAAAATCGGGGATGAGTCAGGTGCCTGGATAGAGTTCTTTGAACGGGAGTGTAATGTCATCAAAGAATTTCTGAAAATGATGAATACTTCATGGGCTGATGAGATTGACAATATAGAAGTTGAGCATGTCATTACTCCGTTTATTCAGAATGATGAGGACGCGCTGATTAACAGATGTATGAAAGGGAATGGAGGCAAAGCGATATTCAGCCAGCTTGAATCCATCGAAATGGCAGGTTACTCCAATGATCCCAAAGGAACATTAAACCAGATTCAAAAAGAAGACAAAGCGGACCGACAGGCAAGGATGAACAACTTGTTTGAAGGTGCCGAATAGTAAATAACAAATATAGGAAATATGAAAAATATTGTATTTAAAGAACAAGAAGGCGTATTTGTCGCAGATTTCGCCTCTGAAGGCAATTGTGTAATTCAAATAGACAACGGAAATGTTGAACCGCTAAAAATCTACCGGCACATGCCTGAAATGGAACCAAGTGCCTATGATGCGATTCCACTTCACGGTCCTTATCAGCGGGTAATCGACCTTTGTGTACCTGTCGGGATGATGATTCGCATTGTCAGTGCTACCGCTGTTACTGCCGCTAAGATGATTGTATTACCTCAAGCGAGTGGTAATGGCTCATCCGTAACCGAGGCAACCGCCAGCGTTGATGCGAATGTAGGTACACCTTCTGTGGATGTAACAATGAAAGAAGGCAAGCTGAATTTCGCTTTTAAGAACCTCAAAGGGCAGAAAGGAGATACAGGTGTAGTTGGCACCAAAGGTGATAAAGGTGAACAGGGACAAACTGGGCCCAAAGGAGATAAAGGAGAACAAGGTGCTGCTGGAGCGAAAGGAGACAAAGGCGATGCCGGTGCAAAAATCAAATCAATAGCTTTGACTATCAAAGGTACAGTCATTACCGGCACAGCGACTCTGACCGATGACAGCACTGCCTCTATTACCGGTACATATACTCCTGGAGAATAATTAAATTACTACAGATATATGAAAAAGTATATTGGAACAAAACAGATTGAGGCAGAACCTATGACATTGGGTGAAGCTTGCAGTAAAGGCTTAGTAAAAAGTGAAATAGAAAAGAATGAGTCTTATAAACTGGGATATCACACTCGTACTGAATATGGCTATGAAAGTTGGTCACCCAAAAAACTGTTTGAAGAATCATATCGAGAAGTCAAGGAAGAAACTCCTATCTGTTTCGGTGATGCTATAGACGTTTTGAAACAAGGTGGCGCTATCCGTAGAAAGGGCTGGAACGACAAATGGGTATTTGTCATCAAGCAAATCCCAGCTCATATAGAAAGCGACATTATCCCCAAGATGCAATCTCTTCCGCAATCAGCAAAAGACCTTATTCTGAAAGGTAAGGGTTTCATTGACTATACTAGTCAATGCCTTATTTACAATGAGAACACCGGGCGTGCTGATTCATGGGTTCCGTCTATTAGCGATGTGTTTGCCGATGATTGGGAGATTGTTCAATAGCCTATCTGCCACATGTAAAAAGTGTAACGGGTGCGTTGGATGTCTGTAACGCTGGCGCACCTTGCTAAATAAGTAAATAGCATGAAAGTACCAATAGATAATATGACTTTCGCTGAAAGTGAATACCACAGAGGCAATAAGATATGGAATGCTCAAACACTTTATAATTTTGCGAAAGCAAAGGAGTACCCTGTACGTGATATGCCATTGTGGAATATAGACCTGACTGTTGAACCATTTGAGTGTAGTCAGCTTCATAGCTTCATCTTTCAATGCAAACGTGTTCGTGATTGTTCTTTAGACTACCCTATTATATTGGATGAAGTAGGACAAATAGCAGACGGATACCATAGATTATGCAAAGCTATCTTGGAAGGTAGGAAAACGATTAAGGCTATCAGGCTGCTGGAAATGCCGGCACCTGATAGAATTGAAGAATAACGCCATGTCAAAAAAGATGATACCCTCTAACATATCCTCATACCATTGCAAGGATTGTGTGCATTCGTATGACCGACATGAGAAGAACTTGAGAGGTGAGTTCTTCATGTGCCGTTGTCCATTTTTCACTACCAGCCGCTTTCTTAACCGTGACGTATGTGACAAGTTCAAGAAAAAAGTGAGCTAATCTTAAAAACAGAACAATCTTTTTTGTCTTACCCCACATGTTTTTTCTACCCACTCCAAAAAATAGCTTAAAAACAGAATAGTATGGCAAAACCAAACATTCCAAATCAGAAGAAGAAATATCAGGAACTCAACAGCCGGCTAAACAGATATGTTGCCCTTGTTGAGCAGATATACGATACTCTTAATCTGGAAGCCGCAAAGATTGCATTGAATACTGAATATGATGCCGACAGTGGTACTGTCTTCAAGTTTTCTGACTATCCGCAAACCAAGAAGTCTATTGCGGACATTCAAGCTCAGTTCGTAGATGATATTCGGTCTGTTATCTATCGTGGTACTTCTGATGAGTGGAAGAATAGCAATGAGGTACAAGATTTGATGGCTGACAAGGTTCTGAAAGCCTATACCGCCACTATTGATAAAGAAAAGTACAAAGTTCTCTATCAAACCAATTCTGATGCTTTGAAAGCATTTCAGAACCGCAGGGACAGAGGGTTTGATGTATCGGCTAAACTCTGGCAACAGTCCACCGTTTACAAGGAGGAACTGGAAGCCGCCATCTCCTGTGCTATTCAGAAAGGAACAAGTGCCGTTGCCCTAAGCAAGCAAATATCCAAACACCTCCTTGATTTTCCATCGCTCCAAAAAGACTACAAAGAGAAGTACGGAAGTGCAGAACATCTAAAAGATTGTGAATACCGTTCTATCCGGTTGGCTCGGTCTGAAATCAATATGGCTTACCGGACCGCCGAAAATGAGCGTTGGAAGCAAATGGACTTTGTGGTAGGTTATGAAATCAAACGCTCCGGAAGAGAGTTTCCTTGCACTGTATGCGAATCCCTTGCCGGGAAATATCCCAAGGATTTTACTTGGGTTGGTTGGCACCCGAATTGTTATTCCGATGACAGCGAAGTGCTTACAAACAGAGGGTGGAAACTGTTTAAAGATGTATTTGATGATGATTTGATATTGTCATTGAATCCTACTAACAGAACACCTGAGTGGGTAGAGTCTACGAATAGGCAGTGTTACCGATATAATGGTGACATGATACACTTTTTCAATAAATCATTGGACTGTTTGGTTACACCGGAACATAATATGGTTTATTTAAACAAGAATGATGGCAGGATAAAGAACTGCCAAGCTAAAGAGTACACAAAGGGGAAAGGGGCTTTTTATAGAGGATGCGAATATGAGTCAGAAGATGTTGCATTTTATGAGATAGACAACATCAAAATACCATTTGACCTGTTTTGTGAGTTTATGGGGTATTGGCTTTCAGACGGGAGTACAATGGGAAACGCCGGGGTTGTTATCTCCCAACAAGAAGGTGAGCCTGCACGGGACAGAATTGTAAACTGCGTGAAGCGTATCGGATTTGAGCCACATTTAGACAAGCAAGAAGTTGCATTTTATAGTACTCCAATAAGGAATTATCTGAAAATATTCGGCAAGTGTTCCCATAAATTTATACCATCTGCGATAAAGAATGCATCTGTCAGACAGATCAGAATATTTCTTAATGCCTTTATGCTTTGTGATGGATACAGGCAACCATGCAAATCTTTTGTAGGTAATCATGGAACAGAGTTTAAGTCAGACAAGGATGAAATCCTCTATTTTACCGTATCTGAACGTATGGCAGGGGATTTGTCTGAGCTTATTCTGAAATCCGGGAATCGTCCGTCCTTTTCAGTGAACAAGGCTGGAGTGTCGCACAAAAGCAACGGAAGTATCATAACTTCAAACTACGATTGTTATTCAATCCGTGAATGCTATTCCGTCACGTCGACAGTGTTCCATAAAGAGATTCAGCATTACGATGGGTTTGTATATGACCTTACTCTGGAGAAAAACCATATCATGTATATCCGTCGCAATGGAAAATGCTTTTGGGGGTCTAATTGCAGATGCTATAAAATTCCTATTCTTAAAACAGAAGAGGAGTTTTGGGCGTGGGACGGACGTAGTGAAGCAAGTACTGAAAGTGTGAACAAAGTGAAAGATGTGCCGGACAGCTTCAAGAAGTGGGTTCTCGATAATCAGCGACGAATTGATAATGCCAAGAAACGAGATACACTTCCATACTTTTTGAAAGATAATCCATCTTTTCTGAAAGAAGATAAAAACATATATTGAGGCTATTTCCAAATATACAATATTTAAGAGGTCAAAGAAAGCAGCTTGATGAAGAAACGCTTTCTGTCATTGATGGTATCAGCAAATACATTAACCTTTCTAACAAGTGTATTGGAACAAGTTATCGTGGCATTACTGCTGACAGAATAATGTTTGACAAACTGAAATCTTTAAAGAAAGGCGATGACTACATAGAGAACGGCTTTATGTCAACATCCGCCAATAAGCTTGTAGCATAG